TGGCTATAACAAAAACAACAGCGATTCAAAGATTAGAAGTCTACCCACCTGCTGATAGCTCGGCTGCTGATACAGCAAATGCTAAGCATGAGACAGTGATGGTAGTGTATGAAGACACGCTTGATGATGCAACTGACAATGATTTGCCAGTGGTAGCAACAAGGGTTAAACATCTTAGCAAGTATGTTGAAGATGGTGGTAGTGCAACAGATTATTCAGGTGAACTACAATTAGTTCAAGATGTCTGTAGTGCTATTTGGAGTTAATTTTAATAAGGAGAAAATATGGCAAAAGCAGAAGATAAAGCACCTAGTGTTGAAGAGTTGCAAACACAAGTTAAGCAACTTGAAAAGCTAGTTAATTTCTATGCACAAAAAGCTAATCAATTAGAGCAGCAGATTGTGTTGTCACAAGAGGATAAATAATGGCACGGGCTACTGTTTCACAAGTTAATTCAGATTTGAAGGAACATTTAGCCCAATGTCACGAACAATCAAAAACAGTTTTTGCAACCCTGCAAGAACTTAAAGAGGACATCAAAGCCTTAAACAGTAAGATAGATGTCGCTATCTATGCCACAACTGGCTTTCTTGCCACCACATTAGTTGCTATACTACTGATATTGGTTTAGGGCTGGTAATCTTTGGAATCTCCTTAGTACCCTTTTTCATATTTTTCCTTTTATCAGCCCTTCTTGTATAATCAGCTTATGCGTAGAAAGCCAAGATTACTAACAGTCATACTGATATTTTTGTGTTTTAGTTTGTATGTGCAATCCAATGAGTACACATTACAAAAAGAACTAGACCTGCCCTTCAAAGAACCAATCACCAAAGGCGAGTATGTTTTGTATGGTATAGCTCAAGCACTTGACTTACATAGCACCTATCAAGCAACATCTTATCCTTGTTTAAAAGAAAGTAATCCTTTGTTACCAAAAAAACCAAGTCTTAAGGATTTAATTATTTTTGATACAGTTCACAACTATCTGGTTTTAAAATATGTTGATGATAAGGATAGTTTAGCTTTGCATACTACCCTAACTTTTGCAGTTGCTTACGATAACTACAAACTGATGGAGCAAGGATGTTAAGATTATTTTTATTGCTGTTAGCAGGTTTAATTTATGCACAAGAAGATGCTAATGGTAACAACCAATCAGCCGATAACTTTGGCACCAACAACAACAACTCCACAGTTAGCTCAAATAACGAAACAACAGCAACAACCAATAATTATAATGGAGCTGGTAGCAGTCCTAATTCTATGCCTGTTGGCTCTGCCATTGCTCCTAGTTTAATGTCTAATGGCATGGATTCGTGTCTCATGTCCACCAATGGTGGTGTGCAATCTTTTGGTTTAGGGCTATCGACTGGATCGTATCGCCAAGACGAGAACTGCAATAGAAGAAGAGATGCTAAAGTCTTATCAGACCTTAATATGAAGGTGGCTAGTATAGCTCTCATGTGTCAAGACGAAGGTGTGTGGGAAGCTATGTTTATTAGTGGCACACCTTGTCCGATCTTGGTTAATTCACGCTTGGTAGCTGGGCGAGCAGCTTACTTAGCTATTAAACAAAACCCAGAACTCTACATTCCTAACTATGGTAAGGTCAAAAAGAAAAGAACACCAAGTGTGATCTGTCGCAGGTACACAGAAACCAAAGTAATTATCGACTGCAATCCTGAAATACTATGGGAATCTAGTAACGAGTATAGTGCAAAGCAGAAGTTTTATAATACAATACTAACTATCAATGGACAGTCCGATGAAAAAACTACTACTACCACTCTTAGCATTTCTGAACGTTTCCGCAGTTCACTCAAACCAAGCGGTTGATGATTTAGTTAAACAGTCTGGCATTCTTAGAACCAACATCGACATTGCTATTCAAGGTATTGGTGGTTTTATGACCTACGCACCTTCTGGTTACATAGCACCCGAAGGGGTCTTACAAGCTGGTTACATTACCTTTGACAATATGAATGCTTACAATGCAGCTTTGAGTAATGTGGAAAATGCAACCTTTTATTCGGCTGAAGATTTTTTAACAGACAACCAACAAGCAGCTCAAGAAAATATGGAAGCAGCAGTCGATGATTTTGTTGAAGCTACTTTAGCGATTGTTGAAGTTATTGAAGTGCAAGAGCAAGCCAGTGAAGCTCAAGAGACTGGTGAGATAGCTGACCAAGAAGCCTTACAAGATTTTATTCAAGACAACGATGTCTACATCACCGAGCAAGAAGTAGCAGACTATAACGATGCGATTACCAAGATCGAAGAATATGGTAATCAATACGCTTCATTTACTGCCGTCTTGTCCAACGATGATTACATGAATGAGTTTCAAGCAACTGCTAATGAGTACAGAAATAGTTTCTTAGATGCAGCGATAGCTTTTGATGCTCAAGTGGGTATGTTGACTGTCGGGTGGGAAAGTGTCTCAGTCATGGTTGATTTATCACAATATTACAAATCTGCTGACGAATATTACGAAGCAGGTCAACAAAATGAATTCTATACCACTAGCCCGATAGCTTGTGGTTATGATTTCAGCAAATGTTATGAATGAGTTTGAGTTAAAAATTGGACAACTTAAAATTAAAGGTATCTACATTGCGTTATTTCTGCCCCTTGTTTCTACGATTGGTGGTGGTGTCTGGACTATTAGTGGGCTTTATAACCAATTTACCAATTTAGAAGGGCAAGTTTTAGCCAATTCGTCACAGGAAGCCACCATTGGCTCTCTAAACGAAAGATTGTTAATTGTAGAGCAAACTATGGCTGACAGTTCACTAAATGAGTTACAGGGCAAACTAGCAGAGCTTGGTACGAACCTAACTGCCATTATGGAAGCCCAAAAAGAATTATTGGGTCTGAAAGATCAATTTAAAGATATTGATGTTGCTGCCAAAGAGAACACATTGCTTGTTAATAGTTATGAAGCTAGAATCAAAGAGTTGGAAAACAAAATTAATTTACATCAGCGTGAAGTTGATGACATCTGGAAAGGTATGGATGCCCTAGCAAATCCATTAGGCTAATGACAGACGAACTCTTGTTTGAACTGCAAAACCACATCAAAGAATACGAAGGCTTTAGCAGACTTGTCTACGAATGTACTGGTGGCTACGCTACTATCGGCTATGGTCGCAATGTCGAGCAAGTGGGCATTACCAAAGAAGAAGCCGAGCATTTGCTTAAAAACGATATCGAACAATGTCTGAAAGAACTACGGAGCATTATGAACAGGTTTGATGATTTGCCTGACAAGGCACAACTAGTTTTGGTTGATATGTGTTACAACTTAGGGCTATCCAAACTCCTTAATTTTGAGAATATGCTAGATGCTATTGATGCAGGTCATTGGCAGAAAGCCAGCGAAGAATTGTTAGACAGTCGTTACGCTGCCCAAGTTAAAAGACGGGCTAGAATCAACGCAGCTTTTTTGCTTTCTTGTTCAGACGTTTCGTAGTCTCAATCATATTGATTAATTTGAACAAGGCATCTTCTTTTAAATCGTGCTTCATAATATTGCAGCGATAAGTAATTAGTTGAATGTTGTCTGGTTCGTACCCTTTTTCTGGGTCTATCCTATCTAAAGATATATTGGTATCGACTTTGCCTTGTCCTGTCAGCCATGTCATCTGTTGCCCTGACAAAGCACATTTACCTTCTTGCTTGTGGTAACAGTTGTAGAGGTGAGCTTGATTGATGTGCCAAGTTAAATCAGCTCTGGATGTCCGTCTTGTGCCTGATTGCACTTCGTATCTTAATTTAGAAAACAGCTTATCCATGTAGCTGTATTGGTCTAGTCCTGCTTGGGTGGCTCGGTATTTCTTATCACAGGCTTTGCATCTGGCACGCAGCCTATCACCTCTGTCAATATAAGCATTGGCTTTGGTTATCGGTATCTGACAGTCCTTGCAAAGCTTCATCTAATAATTGTGGCACTAATCGTGGCTTTTGCAAATGCCACGATATTGCTAATACTGGATTAATTTCTACTGCTTGTTTAGAGTAAACAATATTGTCACTTTTTTTAAGGTTATCTTTTGCCCAAAGTGGTTGTAAATTTTCTAAAGACCAGCAAGTTTTGATATCTGTTTCGTCCTTTAGATTAAAATGACATTTTGGAATAATATGGTCAATATGTATTTCGCCACGATTAAATTTGTCCCATGTCATGCCTTTAGAAAAATATTTTTCTAAATGCGTTTTTAAATCATTCATCGTATATCCCAATAAGTCATAAAGTTTATTGTTATTTTTCTTTATGTCTGCCCTGAAAGAATCTCCTAAATGTGGATATTTTTCTATCTTTTTATTAATTTGTCGTCTTAATCTTTCTTTTAAATTGAACTCAAAATCATAATCATATCGGACTTTGTAACGCAGACTTTCAATGTTTTTATAATGTGAATAATTTTTCCTTTCGTTTTGAGGAACATTGTATTTACAAAATATATGATGCCTTTTTTCTGAAAAAGTCAATTTCCTTTTTTTTGGTTTGCATTTTTTCAATTTTTTTTCTAATTTTTTTAATATAGGTTTATTGAGGCGTAAAAACTGTCTTAGCACATCTATAGGTTTATAATCTGCATAAGAAATATCTTTATTTATTTTATTTTTGAATCTTTGATATCTTCTCCTTCTAAGCTCATCGGGTGTGTGTTTTGTTACACCTTTTATCCAGCCCCTTTTTTTAAATTGTAATTTTGATTTTTCTTTACAACATTCTTTACAAATATAAAAAAAATACCCATAGCCTTTTGCTTTTCTTTTATCCTTATGCCAATAAAAAAAGTCTGTAGTAAGTGGTAAGTTTTTCTCACAGTTACTACAGACTTTATTCATGCCTTCCTCATCCATCGATAAATAGTGCTGTGGTCAACAACATAGCCCTGATTCTCTAATAATGCTTGCAAGGCACGACAAGACAAATCTGGATGGTCAGCATAGATATGCATAGCATAGTCGTGGGCTTTCTTTTTTTCAGCCTGTATGTATCTAGTTCCTTTCTTCATCATCTTCCAACCTCTTAACTTGCACAGTTTTGTTTCTGACAGTGTACGCATCTTTGGCAGGGACAATTTTCTCTGGCTGTGCCTTGTAAGATTTACTGCCCCATTTGATTTGCCATCTGTCGTGTGTCCCCACAGTTGCCTTGCCCATCTTGTTTTGAATTTCTAATGTGGCTTTGGCTTTCAGGTCTTGCAAGAGTTTCATCTGTTCATCGACATGAACAATGGTGCGAAACAACTGCTCATCCTCATCACTGAACTCATAAGCCAGTTCTGGGTCAGCTTCAGCGTGGATGCGTGCTGCATCACTAGATGTGGTCGGTGGGTAGTATTCTTCGGTAGCGATACGTCTATCGAAATCAGTAATGACTGTGTCTAGCTCTCGTTCAAAAGCAAAGTCTCTGCGCATGACATACAACTGCAACATGGTAGATCGGTACAGCACTGCGACAACAGCCCAATCGTAGTTAGTAGCTGCCATCAAGCCCTTGCACTGCAACACACCTCTGTAATCAGCAGGGATGCCATCTTCGGGTGGATAGACAGCAGTGGCTTTGGATTCCAAAACACCTTTACCGCTAAGACAAATCGGTTCACCATCTTCGGTAAAGATTGTTTCATTATCTGGTTTGATGATTAGATTGTCAGCGTAAGCTATCCCATCCAACGACCCCATCAAGGGCAAGGCTTCGTGTTGCACTGGTGTGGTGATATCGGTGACTAAATTAGATAGCCCTAGCTCTTCAGCAGTAAGCTGTAAAATTAGTGGCTCTAGCTTGTCACCCATCTTTTGTATAGTTGATTGTTCATCACCCTTTCTAACATCTTCACCTTTTCTAGCCCTGATGCATCTGTCCAATGCTTCGTTAGGGGTTTGATAAGGTGACTTATTAAATATAATTGGCAAAATACTACATGATGCCATTGAATCTTTAGTTAATTTTCCTACCATCTTTTCTCCTTTGTAAGACAGTGTACACTTTGGCATACACCCTTTTTAAACTAAGTACACAAAGGCGGTCTTTCGCTTTGTGCATATTTTCTCTTTTATCAATCTCTGTCACCAGAGCTTGCTCAATGAGTTCTAAATCTCTATCTGTCCAGTTCATGCTGTCACCATCCACATAAATGCCATTGGTAGTAGTATGGCTGGTAATACGACCACCCCATAGACAATGAAGGCTATGAGGTGTTTGAGTAAGACGACTATTTTATCTTTCATATTTAATATCTCCATGTAGTAATAGTAGCTTTGCAACACCTTGTTGTCAACAATTATTTACATTGAATTTATAAATGTTTAATTTAGTAAACATGGAAAGAAAATTAATTCCAATAAGTGTGGGCTTACATGAGCAGATCAAAGACTATTGCAGGGCTAATGGCTATGTGATGTCTAAGTTCATTGAGAACATACTGGACACTAACTTTAATAAATTAAAGGGGAAAGCAAATGAGCAACGAGGTTTACAATCCTGAGTGCCAATACTTTAGAGAACGCAATGGGCGTAAGAAAGTTTGGATTAATGAAGGCTTAGTCAAGCGACTACAAGACTTGGCTGTGCATTATGAGACTGACGTGCAAACCATTGCTGAGTATTTTGTGCAAGTGGGTGTCAACACTGTTGAGCATAATCCATCTGGGAAGGTGGAATTTGATTTGGAGAATTTATGAAAGAAGTAAATTACGATGTTTTTCACAATTTCTGTCATAGGCTTTATAACGATAATCAAAAAGAAAAGATTTCGTTAGGGCTTGAGCTAGAAACTTTTGAAGAATACTATAACGAAAACCTGACTTTTTTAATAAAGAAGTTCTTTTGCGAAGAAGTACAGGCGATATAAATTGGCAAAACTAAGGAGTAAATATGTCATTTTTGCAATTAAACGAGAACGATTCATCTAGCATGTATATCAAGCACAGTTTTCAGCTAGGTAAATTCGTAGTAAATGATGAGCCACTTGATGTGGATTATATGTTAATACATCCTGATTTTCAGACAGGGTTTGGTCGCTTTAGCGGTCAATACGAATGGGTGTGGGATGATAAACAAGGAGTACCAAACGACAATAAAAGCGAACTGATAGCCGATGGTTATAGTCGTGCCTTTGGTGCTAGAGTTTATCTGAAAGATCAGGGTGTCTACATTTGGCAAAGGTTTAGCAAACTAGAATGTCAATCATTTGACGATGCTATGTCAGCAGCTTGGCGAGATAAAGTCGATGGTAAAGTGCCATGCTTCAAATACGAAGGTAGTGAGAAAATATCTCTTGCTAGTGGTGCTAAAGGTTATGTTGCCAAATTGTCCTATGTTAAGTGGGTCGATATGCCAGAGGATTTCAACAATCCTGCTGAAGCTCAAGTAGATAATAAGGATGATGAGTTAGAGGATGGCATACCTTTCTAACGAAGATTATCGTAGCTCTGGTGGTGAAATCTCATCATCTCCCTATAGTGTGGATGCCACCAGAGTTCACGATTCCAACACCAAACTATGGGTCGAGCCTTTAGGCAATATCCTAGAAAAAGATTATCCCAAGCCAGTCCCTTTGATTGAGGGGCTACTGCATAGTGGGACACAAACTATTATTTATGGCCGAGCAGGCTCTGGCAAATCTTATATCACCCAAAAAATTATGCTGTCATTGGCTAGTGGTGTTGATTTCTCATATTACCGAGTGCCAAAAGCTATCAAGATTCTATATGTCGATGGTGAGATGTTGCCAGCCGATTTGCAATCAAGATATCGCAAGATGAAACCTAAGTTGTGCAACATGGATGAGTGGCAGCAGGGTATGAATAATCTGCATTACTGTTCTAGGTTTATCCAACCACAAGAGAAGTCTCTGAACATGGCGACAGGCAAAATGGAAGTTCAGAACGATCCGCAGATGTTGCTGCGTACATTGGATGATAAAGCTAATATGCAACAGCTTATGAACACGATTGAGGTGCATGGCTACGAGCTAGTGGTCTTAGATAACATCTTTACCTTGTTCAACTTTGATGATTTTAGCTCACCGACTGAATGGCTGACCCATGTCCAACCTTTTTTGAATTGGTGTCGGCAAAGAAACATCACAGTGTGGATTGTCGACCATAGTAGAAAGACAGCTAGTGCCAGTGGCAATTCAGCTTTGTTTGGTTCAATGGTTAAGCAGGTCACACTAGATTTATTGATACAGGTTGAATCAGAAAAGAAAGAAGTTGACTACGATGATGACAGTGACATCGAGTTTACTTTTAAATGGCATTTTGAAAAAGCACGACATCTTAAAGCGATAGAGCAAGAAGATGTCGAATTCCAGATTAGGGGTGGTGATATTGAGGTTATTGAAGATCCATTTAAGAAACAAATGATATTAGCTAAGAAGTATTTTGAGCAGGGCATACCACTGCGTAAGATACAAGAAAATATTATGGATGATATTAATTACAATGTTAGTTATACCAAGATAGATAGATGGGCAAAGAGAGAAGGATGGCAGCGACCAAGCAAATAATAAATATATTATGTTATATCTCTCTACTCTATAAGAGTAGTAGAGAGTATAACAAAATATGTATTTACTTCTCTAAAAGAAAACAAAAGGCTGAAAGCCTTATAAAAAGTGGAACAGCTCTGTTTTTTCCTCGAATTAATGTAAGTTTTTCATTGATGGGGCTGTTTCACACCTTTCAAATAGGTGAAACAAGATGAGTTTAAGAGATAGATTAAAGCAATGTAATCTTGAAGGACAAAAAACTCAAGAAAGATTTAAAGACCTTATGGATGCAAAAGGTAAATGGTGCTTGCCATCTACTAAAGAACAAAACATACATGATCATATTGACTTTTGGATTGGTGAGGTCGGGGTCGATGTTAAAGGCAATAGACATCTTAAGTGCTGTTGGTTAGAACTAAAAAATGTCACAGGCAAAGATGGTTGGCTTAAAGGCAAGGCAGATTATATTGTCATGGACATCATAGAATTAAAATCTTTTATATTCTTTTTAAGAACTGACCTGCTCAACTACTGTCAAAACATAACAGAGACTACCAATGACAAACAACAATTTAATAAGCTCTACACCAGAGCAGGGCGAAAAGATTTACTAGTTAAAGTAAGATACGATGACATTGAGCATTTAAAAAAAGGAGTATTAAATTATGAGCATTGATAAAATAAAACCACACGAGTGGGATAATAGCAACGAAGTAAAGATAACCAAGCCCAAAGCTATAGATAAGCAAGTAGGTGGTGATCACTATAAATCAATGAAGATTCAACCCTTAGAATTTATAGAAGCCAATGATCTTAGTTTCTGTTTAGCTAATGCTGTAAAATATATATGTAGACATAAGAAAAAGAATGATGGTAAGAATGGTCTTGAAGATATTGAAAAGGCTATACACTATTTAGAGCTACACAAAGAATTACATTATGCAGATAAAGATTAAAGACAACATCAAAGAGTTTAGTAAAAAACTAAATAGCTTCCAAAAGAAACAAATACCTTTTGCTGCAAGTCAGGCTATTAACAATACATTATTTGGTTTGCGTAAAGAGATGTCAAAGCAAACAGTAAAGAAGCTAGATAGACCAGTGCCATTCACGCAACGGGGTTTTTTAGTTGAGAAATCTAAGAAGACAAATCTTGTCGGCATTTTAAAAATAAAACCTGAAGTTGCTAAATATTTAAAATTTCAAATTGATGGTGGCATCAGAAGTAGAGCAAAAAAAATACCCGTACCAATCGTCAAGAATAAAAGGTTAAATAAGTATGGTAACATCGCAGGCAAAAGAACAGGCTTGGTCAAGGGCAGTAAAGAATTTATTGACACAATCGAAGGTGTGACAGGTGTCTGGAAACAAGGCAAGAAAGGTGAAACACCAACACTACTTATTAAGTTCCACGACAGCGTTAAGTACGACAAAAAACCTTTCGATTTTTATAAGATAGGTAGAGGTTACATCAATAACACTTATGACAGACAACTAACTAAAGCACTTACCAAAGCACTAAGGACAGCAAGGTAATATAACTAATACTTATATCTCTAATGATAAAAAAATCCAGAATAAATACTGCAAAAATAGACAATCCTCTAAAACCCTTATATATAGGGGCTTGTAGGTTCTTACTAGCCAATATCATCTGCTTTT